CTTTCGATAATTTCGTTGGTATTCACGGTATTTTTCTAAGTTTTCTTTCCTATATTTTTGACCTCGCTCCCTATTTTTTTCTTTAGTATAATAACTTTTTATTTTTTTTGCGTTTTCTTTACGATATTTTAACTGGTATTCTGGTGAATATTTTTGTGAAGTATCGTTTTTTCTTAATTCTTTTTGACACAATTTACAAATACTCTTTTTACCATCTTTTTTAGTTTTATCATTACAAAAAAAATCTAATGATTTAATTTCTTTACATTTATAACATTTCTTCATGTTTATAAATATATGTTAATATCAAAAAGGCCCAAAAAATTGGGCCTTTTGTTATTTTGTTTTTGTTTTGTTTGATTTAATGGTTATTTGTTCTTTTTCAACTTCAAATCCTATGGTTATGGTTTCACCTTCTTTGATGTTTCCGTTAAGGATTTCATCGGCCACTGCATCTTCAACATAATGTTGGATGGCCCTAGCTATTGGTCTAGCACCATAAGCTTCATCATAACCTTGTTTTGCTAAATATTCTACAGCTTCTTTTGAAATTTTTAACTTAAAATTCATTTCTAATAAACGTTTTTCAAGGTTTTCAATCTCAAGATAAATTATTTTATGTATGTCTTCTGATGAAAGACCTTTAAATATAATGATTTCATCAATTCTATTTAAAAATTCTGGTTTAAATTTATTTTTTAAAGCTTTTTCTAGTATATTTTTATTTCTATTTTCTTGGTTTAAGATAGTATCTGTAGTTTGAAAACCTAGAGATGAACCGAAAGAATTTAATTCTTTAACACCAATATTAGAGGTCATAATAAAAATGGTATTTTTAAAATTAACTTTCCTACCTAATCCATCAGTTAAATGACCTTCATCAAAAACTTGTAAGAATATATTAAAAACATCTTCGTGTGCTTTTTCAATTTCATCTAATAGAATGATTGAGTACGGTTTTCTTCTTATTTTTTCAGTTAATTGACCACCCTGTTCATAACCAACATAACCATTTGGGGAACCTATTAATTTTGAAACGGAATGTTTCTCCATGTATTCACTCATATCAAATCTAACTAAAGAATCAACATCTCCATATAATTTTTCAGCTATTTTTTTAGCTAATAGGGTTTTTCCAGTACCGCTACCACCCATAAAGATAAAGCTTGTTGGTTTGTTTTTATCTTTAAGACCCAATCTACTTCTTTTTATCGCTTTAACCACTTTGCTAACAGCGGCATCTTGGCCAATAATTTTACCCATGAGTTCTTTGTCCATATTCATCAGACGTTTGCTTTCTTGAGAAGAAATTTTGGTCAAAGGAATACCAGTCATCATAGACACAACCTCCGAAATCAATTCAACACCAACTTCGGTAGTTTTCTTTTCAAGTCTTTCGTTCCATTTATTCATAACATTTTGAAGCTCTTCAATTACTTTTTTTTCTTCATCTCTAAGCTTGGCAGCTTCTTCATATTTTTGTTTTATAACAACTTCTTTCTTTCTTTCGTTTATTTCAAGCTTTTTAGCTTCAAGTTGTTTCATTTCTTCTGGTTTTTCAAGCGTTACATTGGTTGACGCACCAGCTTCATCCATGATATCAATAGCTTTATCTGGCATACTTCTTTCCGTGATATAACGGTCTGCTAATTTAACACACTCATCAATAGCTTCTTCAGTATATTTTACCTTGTGATGTTTTTCGTATTTATCCTTGATGTTCATAAGGATAATTTTGGTTTCTTCAAGTGTAGGTTCTTCAACTAATACTTGTTGGAAACGTCTTGTCAAAGCACCGTCTTTTTCAATATTCTCACGATATTCATCAAGAGTAGTAGCACCAATTATTTGTATTTCACCACGTGCCAACGCTGGTTTAAATATGTTTGAAGCATCTAGCGAACCAGACGCATTACCAGCACCAATGATTGTGTGTAATTCATCAATAAATAAAATGATGTCTGGGTTGGCTTTACATTCTTCCAAAACAGCTTTCATTCTTTCTTCAAATTGGCCACGATATTTGGTACCAGCTACCAGTGATGCTAGGTCCAACATGAATATTTTCTTACCAATAAGTGTTCTGGGTGCGTTGCCATCTTTGATGAGTTGAGCAAGACCTTCTACAATAGAACTCTTACCAACCCCTGGTTCACCAATCAATATTGGATTGTTTTTCTTTCTTCTAGATAGAATTTGTGAAACACGTTTGATTTCTATTTTACGACCAACAACTGGGTCTATTTCATCTTTATCCACAGCCTTGGATATATCTCTACAAAAATTATCTAATACAGGTGTTTTGCTTTTCCCATCAACTTGTTTGGATTTTCTTTTTAACGATTCTTGTTCATCCCCTTCATCCCCTTCGTAAGCCGCACCGTATACGTTGCCCTTAAAACCATCTTTAATTTTTTTCATTTCTTTCATAAAACTGTTATAATTTATATCATAAACCTCATTCAATATTTTGGTCGATGGTAATTTTTTTGATAAGATAGATAACAATATATGTGTTGTGTCTATCATATTATCATTCATTTTTTCACATTCTTTATCCAAGTCTTTTATAACCGATTTGGTTTCATCAGAAAAAGGAAGTTTGGTTTTGGTCGAATTAATAACCCTAGGTGTTAAATCATTTAACCTAAGATATTCACTTATTTTATCATACAAATCTATTGTATTTACATTCAACTTTTTAAGTATTTTAACACATTCATTGTCATCGTCTAATAAAATAGACATAACTATGTGTTCTGGTCTAACTTTAACATCATCAAAAGACTTGGCCTCCTTCATTGATTGGGTAATTATCAATTTTACCTTTGGGTAAATCTCTCTATTCATAGGTTTAATTTATGCAAATATACTACATTATTTTTAATCTAACAAGTGCTTGATTCTTTAAATAAATATTAGTATCTTTGTATAAAAAGTAAATGATGACATCAAACATGGCTCCCAAATTTGGAAAAGTAGAATTATTACTTAAAACAGACGATTCTAGTCTTCCATCTACAATAAATATAAGTTTTGAAGACTGTGGACTTATGATAACTGGTGATTATATTATAGTAATAATAGATGAAAGAGATGAAATAAAAGATGCCTTGACCAGTACTGGTAAGATTTTCCCATTAAAGGATATCGCTGCTTATAAAACTCATTCAAAATAACAAATAAATAAATAAATGATTAAATGATTATTAAAAAACAAGAAAAAAATGGAAAAATAAAGGCAATGTATTCGTCTTCAACAATTTGCGCTTCAATATTTGACACACTAACCAAAGAATTAACAGTAATCTTTAACAATGGAGGGCAATACAAATATCCTAATGTTGAATTAACTGACTACACAAGATTTGAAACATCTGATAGTAATGGGATAACATTTAGCACTTACATAAAGAAAAAATATACCAACTTTGAAAAATTGGACAAGCTTGATGAAAATACTATTAAATCTATCTTAAAAGAAGTTGATGAACTGAAAGTAGCTGAAGAAAAGGCTTCAACTGAAGGTGTTTCTAAAAATATGATGGAAATTATGGCTGCTATGGTTGCCAACTACATAAGCACTGGAAAAGTTGATAATGATATCCTTCGTAAATTGGAAAGCAAAATGGCCGCTTACTATAAAGTAACTAACCCTCAACCAGAAACAAGTGAAGCTTAAAACCATGTTAAAAAATTACGATATTACATTAACAGATAAAATTAGCTTACATTTCGGAGAAGAAGAATTATGCTATTTAATCCCAACTATTGGGTTTCAAAAATTGGATTGGAGAAAGATAACCGAAGATGATAAAATAACTTATTTATTTGTAATAAAGTGGTTAAATTGGAGTGCTGGTATTAATATTCAAAATAAAATTATAAGGGAAAAAGAAGAAATTTTAAAAAAATGGGAAGAAAGCGGTATTTTAAATGATTTAAAACATACCAATAAAAAATTTTCAATCTTTAAAGCTATAGAAAAACAAACTATTCAGAAAAATACACTTGAGGAAAGTGATTTATTGGATGAGGCTTACGATAATTATCACAATTATTTTTTAGGTTGTGATGACATCCCCACAAAAGAACTTTTTGTTTTTGAATGTAAAACCAATCCAGAGTTCAGTGAAAAGTGGGGTTTGAAGATTGCGGAAAGAGAGTTAAGTGAAGAAGAAAGATGGCGTATCCGTTTTGATTATTATCCAAAAGATAAACAATTTCCATGGGATAGAATGGCATTACCATCACATCGCTTTTTAGATGATTTTAATATCCCAACCAAACTAATCACAATAACATACAACGATAAAACAATAGAAAGTTATGAGTAACACATTAGATAAAAGTTACACAGACCTACTCCAAGACATCTTAGATAATGGAGTAAAGAAACAAACCAGAAATGGAGAAGTGCTATCGGTATTTGGTAGACAAATTCGTCATAAAATGAGTGATGGTTTTCCATTGTTGACTACCAAGAAGATGGCGTTTAAAACAATGGTTACTGAACTTATTTGGTTTTTACGCGGTGATACATCAATAGAGTATCTATTAGAAAACGACTGTAATATCTGGACAGGAGACGCTTACCGTTCTTATTTGGAAGAGTGTGAAAAGTTAGAAAAAAATTCAAATAAATAACTATTCTTATTGAGTTTTTTTGGTTTTTTTGTATATTTATTAATAAAGATATTATTATGATTATATACAAAACAACAAATTTGATTAACGGGAAAATTTATATAGGTAAGGATAAACACAACAACGATAAGTATCTTGGTTCTGGTAAAATATTGAAACAAGCTATAGTGAAATATGGTAAAGATAACTTTGTTAAAGAAGTGATTGAAGAATGTGAAAATGAAAAAACTTGGTTAGAAAGAGAAGTTTATTGGATTAATTATTTTAATTCTATAAAAGAAGGTTATAATATTGCATTAGGAGGAAATGGGGGAGATACAATTTCTAATAATCCACAAAAAAAAGAAATTTATGAAAGGAAAAGAAAAACTGAAAGTGACAAACCGACAGATGAGAAAGAAAATAGAATAAAAAAAATTTCCGAATCAATGAAAAACAAGTGGAATGAAACAAGATTAAAT